CAAACCGTTTCGGTTTCGCTAACAACACTACTGGTGATACACTAACTAACCCAGTTGGTAACGGTTTCACAACAGCTAACACATTCACAACTGGTATCGGCATGCCTACGGCTACTGCTGAATACTTGGGTTCTGATTCAAACACAGCTTTCGGTCAAATGGCTTTCTCTATCGAGAAGGTTACTGTGACTGCTCAAAGCCGTGCGTTGAAAGCTGAATACTCTCTAGAACTTGCACAAGACTTGAAAGCAATCCACGGTCTTGATGCTGAAACAGAATTGTCTAACATTCTGTCTACAGAGATTCTTGCTGAAATCAACCGTGAAGTTATCCGTACAATCTACGCTGTTGCTAAAAACGGTGCTCAGTTTGGTACAACAACTGCTGGTACATTCGACTTGGACACTGACTCTAACGGTCGTTGGTCTGTTGAGCGTTTCAAAGGTTTGATTTTCCAAATCGAACGTGATGCTAACGTTATTGCCAAAGAAACTCGTAGAGGTAAAGGCAACGTGATGATCGTATCATCTGACGTTGCTTCCGCTATGGCTATGGCTGGTGTTCTACAGTACACTCCTGCATTGTCTACTGACTTGCAAGTTGATGACACTGGTAACACATTCGCTGGTTTGCTACACGGCCGTATCAAGGTTTATATTGACCCATACTTCGGTGGTTACACATCTAACCAAGAATTGGTAACAATCGGCTACAAAGGTTCTTCACCTTATGACGCTGGTTTGTTCTACTGCCCATACGTTCCATTGCAAATGGTTCGTGCAGTTGACCAGTACACATTCCAACCTAAGATTGGTTTCAAGACTCGTTACGGCATGGTTGCAAACCCATTTGCTGGTGGCGACAACGTTGATCTAGGTCAGTTGTACTCTAAGCGTAATACGTACTATCGTATTTTCCGCGTTGCTAACTTGATGTAATTTCAAGTAAAAGAAACCACCACTAAGAGTGGTACTTTAAAAGGGGAGCAGAAATGCTCCTCTTTTTTTGTTCCTAAATAGTAAGTAGGAGACAAATATGAAACCAGAAAATACCAATTTTTTACAACCGACAAAGTATATACTGACCTTCCCAGAAGTTCCAGATATGATTTACTTTTGTCAGAAAGCAAACATTCCAGGTGTATCTTTGGGACAAGCCTTGCAAGAAACACCGAATCTTGATTTATTTCATTCAGGAACAAAAATCACATATAACACATTCGATGTTACGTTTTTAGTAAATGAAGATTTGTCGGCATGGACAACAATATATAATTGGATGAAAGACCTTTCTTCTGTTGAAGCTACATATACAAAGAGAAAAGAAGGAAGAAAGCAAGCGGTTCTTACCGTTATGTCTAACCAAAACAATCCAAAATTACGTGTGAAGTTGATGAATTTATTTCCAACTTCTTTGTCTGATTTAGAGTTTGACACCACACTGTCAGCAGAAGAACATATTACCGCAACGGTATCTTTCCGTTCTGATTGGTTTGAATTAGAACAGTTGTGATATAATATAGTTTTATAATGGAGTTATTATGAATAAACTTGAAGAAATATTAAAAGAGTGGGACAAAGATTCTGTTATCGATTCAACAGAACCAGGTAAAGAATTATTAAAAATACCTACACTACACAACAAGTATTTAAAAATTCTTGTTAACCATCGCCTTGCAATGAAGCGTATCAATTTTGAATATGCTCGTCTGCGTAAAACCAAAGAAGAATATTATAATGGTTCTCTTTCACAAGAAGAACTCGAAGAATATGGTTGGGAACCTTTTCGCTTGAATGTAAAAACAAAACAGGGAATTGAACGTTACATGGAATCTGATACAGAGTTAGTTCGCTTATTGGAAAAGAAAATGTACCACGATGAAGCAATTGCCGTTTGTGAATCTATTATGCAAGAACTGAAAAGCCGAACTTTCCAATTGAAAGATTATATTTCATGGGAAAGATTCATCGGTGGAAACTAAAATAATTGTAACAAAAAGAAATGAAACTGTCGTTAAAGTAAAATGCGAACGTGGTATAGCACAAGAGTTATCAGAATACTTCACATTCTTTGTACCAGGACATCAATTCACACCAGCATTTAGGAATAGAATCTGGGATGGAAAGATAAGACTTTTTGATCTCAGAACATTTGAATTGTATCACGGCTTAGTTTCATATATTGAAACCTTCTGTAGAGAGCGAGAATACTCCATAGAGTATGGTGATCCACGACCAGATTTAACGGAAGATTATCCTGTTTATCATGCTGACAAGTTTATCACAGAACTCGATCTGCATTCAAGAGGTGAAGCTATTGGTGTAAGAGATTATCAAAAGAGTGCTTACATTCATGCTATGCGTAACAAACGTGCATTGTTACTGTCACCAACTTCTTCAGGCAAGTCATTAATCATATACTTGCTAATAAGACAATTACTAGAATACAAATGTAAAAAAGGTCTTATTATTGTTCCAACCACATCTCTTGTTGAACAACTGTATACAGACTTTGCAGATTATTCAACTGCAAATGGATGGAATGTGGAAGAAAATGTACATAGAATTTATCAAGGTAAAGACAAGAATACAGACTTACCTTTAATCGTTTCCACATGGCAATCTCTATACACACAACCAAAAGAATACTTTGAACAGTTTGATTTTGTGATGGGTGATGAGGCACATTTGTTTAAAGCACAATCTCTTGTGACTATTATGTCAAGCTGTATCAATGCCAAATACAGAGTTGGTCTTACTGGCACACTTGATGGTACAAAAACACATAAACTTGTACTAGAAGGCCTGTTTGGTATTACTGAAAAGGTTACTACAACCAAAGAGTTGATGGATAATAAACAAATTGCTGATTTCAAAATCAAATGTTTGGTATTAAAACATGATGATGAAATTTGTCAGTTGATGAAAGGTAAGACTTACCAAGAAGAAATGGAGTACCTGATTCTAAATGAAAATAGAAATAAATTTATTAAAAATCTTTCGGTATCTTTGACTGGAAACACTCTCATATTATATCAATTTGTTGACAAACATGGCAAAATTCTGTATGATATGATATCTAATACTAAAAATATTGGAGAAAGAAAAGTGTTTTTTGTATATGGTAAAACAGATACGGAAACAAGAGAAGAAGTTAGGCGTATAACAGAGGATGAAAATGACGCTATTATTGTGGCTAGTTATGGTACCTTTAGTACTGGAATTAATATTAGGAATCTCCATAATGTTATATTCGCATCTCCATCCAAATCAAGAGTTCGAAATCTCCAGTCTATTGGACGAGGTCTACGACTTGGTGATAACAAAACCGAAGCGGTTCTTTACGACATAGCTGATGATTTAAGATACAAAAACCATATGAATTTCACGCTGAAGCATTTCGTGGAAAGAACAAAGATATATAATGAAGAAAAGTTCACCTACAAACTTTATAAGATAGGATTAAAAAATGGAAACAGTAAAAATAATACGTCTTAAATCTGGTGAAGATATCATTGCATATATTGAGCAAGTAGATAAAATGAATTTTATTATAAGAGAACCTATGGTGGTTTTAAGTAAACAAGACTTTAAAAACGGTAAACACGTTATTATGATGGACCATTGGTTACCCGTTCCATTGATTCAGCACAATGAAGCGTTTATTACGGAAAGTGAAATTGTAACTATGCTCGAACCAACTTCTAAATTTTCTGAGTATTATGAAAACGCTGTCAATGACATAAAACAGATTTTGGATTTTAACACATCTTCTTCTGACGAAGAAGAAAGAAACCTCACTAGAGAAGAAATGTTAATGATGTTGGAAGCGGTTGGACCTGATACAACAGAACTAATACATTAATATAAACATGCAGAGGGTACATATGGAGTGTGCGCCTTTGGCAAGCAAAAGTCAAGCAATTTTTAAGGTAAACATTATTATGAACGATTTAAATACCACACCAACAGCAAAACCAAAGAAGCATTACATCAACAATGCAGATTTTTGTAAAGCACTTGTAGATTACCAAACCGCAGTGGCAGTTGCCAAAGCAGAAGGTAAAACGAAACCTCGAATTCCAAATTACATTGGTGAGTGTTTTATGAAGATTGCTGAAGGTCTATCACACAAACCAAACTTCATCAATTATTCTTACCGAGATGAAATGGTTGGAGATGGTATTGAGAACTGCTTGATGTACTTTGAGAACTTTGATACCACAAAATCATCAAACGCATTTGCTTACTTTACACAAATCATCTACTTTGCGTTCCTCAGACGTATTCAAAAAGAAAAGAAACAACTCTACGTTAAGTATAAATCTACAGAGCAATTTGGATTACTTGATGAGAATGAACTCATGGGATACGATGATATGCCAGCAAAGCCCTTTGAACTATATGATAACATTTCCGATTTCATTGAAACCTTTGAAGAAACTAAGAAACGAAAAAAGGCAATCAAAAAGGAAAAAGGTATAGAAAAGTTTTTGGAAGATTAATATGAAAATCGGATTGACATGCTCTTGCTTTGATTTATTCCACACTGGTCACGTTCTGATGCTTGAGGAAGCAAAACAACATTGTGATTACCTAATTGTTGCACTACAGACAGACCCAACTATAGACAGACCGGAGAAAAATAAACCGGTACAATCCGTTTACGAACGGTATATACAACTCAAAGGTTGCAAGTATGTGGATGAAATTATACCATATTCTACCGAAGAAGACCTATTAAATCTCTTGACAACAGTTAAATATGATGTTAGGATACTAGGAGAGGAATATAAATGGAAACCTTTCACAGGCAAACATCTTGATAAAGAGTATTATTATAATTCCCGTCCTCACACATATAGTAGTACTGAATTAAGGAAACGAATTGAAAGTAGCAATAATAACTGACCAACACTTTGGTGCTAGAAATGACTCCCTTCACTTTTTGGATTTTTATGAAAAATTTTATGACGAAACATTTTTTCCTGCTATTGATGCTGCCGGAATTACTACTGTTCTTATTCTTGGTGACACGTTTGACCGGCGCAAATATGTAAACTTCTATTCACTCCAACGTGCCAAGAAGATGTTCTTTGGTAAGTTGGCCGCACGTGACATTAAAGTTCACATGCTGGTTGGTAACCACGACACATACTATAAGAACACAAACGATGTTAATTCTCCAAGACTGGTTCTGGAAGAATATGAAAACATCCATATCATAAAAAATCCACAAACAATTCAGATTGAAGGTACCTCGATTTGTATGATGCCTTGGATTTGTCCTGAGAACTATGAAGATTCCATGACTACACTTAAAGACACTGATTCGACAATCTGTATGGGTCACTTTGAGATTGAAGGCTTTCAGATGTATCGTGGTGCACCGTCACATGATGGTTTAGAACCAAAACTATTTGACAAGTTTGATATGGTCTTCTCAGGCCATTATCACCACAAATCAAGTAGAAAAAACATTCACTATCTTGGTAACCCATATGAATTAACATGGCAAGACTATGATGATCCACGTGGATTCCATATCTTTGACCTAAAGACACATGAACTTGAGTTCGTACAGAATCCAAATCGGATGTTCTTGAAGGTTGTTTATGATGATAAAGATGTGGATATTAAAACCATCACATCAATGGACTTATCACATCTGAAAACAACATATGTTAAAGTGGTTGTTTTGAACAAGACAAATCCATATTTGTTTGATACCTTTATTAACAATATCTACCAAGTTGGACCAATTGATATTACAATTGCCGAAGACTTCACTGAACTAGAGGACACAGAAGATAATGATGTGGATCAAGCTGAAGATACCACAACAATTTTAAATAAGTATGTTGATAACTTGACAACTGACTTAGAAAAAGATAGAATAAAGTCTTTGCTTAGAGAATTGTACATTGAAGCATTGAATGAGGAAACAACATGAGTTCACCTACGATTATGGTAAATAATGAATTAGCGGAGAAAATGTTTTTCATTCCTAATTATATTGTTGACAACACAACATTTTTACCAGAAGAATGTGATTTTATTTCTAGTCACTTTCAGAACAATTATCACTTGACGAAAGGTGAAGAGTTCTCAAAATACTCTCATATACCTGAACAGCGTAGAGCAAATATTGTTATGACAACTCAACCAGATCAGCAAACTGAATGGTTGTGGCAGAAATTTAATAATCTAATCTCATACTATAACGACAGACATTTTAATTTCGACCTTTATGGTTTCAATTATTTACAGTATGCAAAGTATGATGTGGGTGATAAGCATGAGTTTCATATGGATTTACCGTTGGGTGGTAAACAAATTGATTCATTATTGTTACAACACTTGCGTAAAATAACTATTGTGTTATTATTAAATGAACCTGGTGTAGATTTTGAAGGTGGTGATTTCCTAATTAACCATTTCTCTGAACAATTCCCTTGGGTACCTAATCTTAAAAAAGGTTCTGTACTTCTTTTCCCCTCATTCTTATTGCACAAAGTAGCACCAATACTTTCCGGAAACAGACAATCTATCACAATATGGGCAGTTGGTCCTAAATTTAAATAATGATTATTTTTTCTAAATGTCGTTGGAAGAACTTTCTTT